TTAACACAGACATTCTTGACTGAATTTCGTTTGCATAGCCCTGTGCTATACCAATTTTAGCTTGTATCTCATTTGAAAATCCCTGAGCCGTAGCAACATAACCTTGAGCTGTATTAATATGCCCTTGAACTGCCTGTGATTTAGCGCTCACAAAAGAAGACCTAGCATTAACCTCAGCAGCATATCCATTAGCTTGAGATATATACGATTGAGCTTCTTGAAGATAAGCATTGCCCTGAGCTATTATTCCATTCGCTTCCTGTAAATAGGCTCCGCCCGCTGCTAACCTAGATTGAGATTCGCTCCTTTTAGCCTGAGCTTGTTGCAGATGAGTTTGAATAACTTTTACTTGACCATCAGCTTCAGCTAAAGCAACATTCACTTCCTTAACTCTCATATCGCCAATAGCAGTCCATTCCGCTAAGTGCATTTGCGCTCTTTGCAATTCTGTACCCGCTATAGATAAAGCAGATTTAACTAATTCTATATCTTCAGACGATTGGGCTCCGTAAGCATCAGTTGTAGCGCTTGGCTGATTACTGTTTATAACATCTTCAGCGTTATCTATAGCGGCTTTTACTCTTGTAAGTTGAGAATCTGCTGTTAAAAATGTAGCCTCATCCCCAAACACTGAGTCGGAAGCATCTGCAGTAAATTTATCTGCCGCTGTAGCCGCTTGAGCAACTGCTGTTATTAATAGCGCATAAGCCGTTGCTACTTCTGCTTGACTATCTACCTCGCCTAAATCTAACAATGCAGTAGATTTATCAAGCTCTACACTGCCCTCAACGATTACATTGTCAACTTTATCAAACTCAACACTTGCTTCTACAATTATTTCATCAACTTTATTTAATTCTGTCACCATTGCGTCACACGCAGTTTCAAAATCTGAACCATTATCTGTATTTGAGGCTATCTCGGCTGCTTCTGCTTTTGCAAGCACAACTTCTGCTTTCGCAAGGACTAAATCAGTATCTATTTTATCACAGACCGCCTGAGTCTCATCAAGTTCTGTATTAATAGCAGTCAATGCTGTGGTGATATCAGAATTCCCAGCCTTAGCGCCCAATGCGTTCTGAATAGCCTTAATAGACGCATATATAGGAACTAAATATTCAGCCTCGTCTGGAAATTTTGTTATAGCACTATCGCCGTATGCGACAGCTGGATATGCGAGCGTCTGAATGAGACCATTCTGTGCGTCAGTCGGAGTAGGGAACATATTCAAAGCATTGATGGTAATCCACCAGACTGGATCTGTTACAGTCCCATATATCATTTCTTCACTATCCTGTGCTCTCCCGCTTAAAGAGAGAGGTATCCTTCTGCATGGCTGATCAATCGTTCCGTCATTCCGTACAACACCTAAAATCTCAGAGCCACCAATCGTTAGGGTGGTGTCACCACTATCTAGCGTATTAGATGTGGAATACATAGCCTTTTTCTGCTTAGGAAGAACACTTAATATCTCCTTGGCCCCATCGGTCAAGAACTGAGTGAGTTCTGTTTGAGTAGGCGCACTGTTACCATCAATAGATAGACTGGTAAGTCCCTCTACTTGTGCTTCAAAAGTAGCCATTAATACCTCTTACTACTAACTTTTCTGCCAGTTTTTTTGGCATATTTTTTTGCTGCCTTTTTCCCCTTTTCTGTATAGGGGAACTTTTTCTTGCCAACTTTAGGCATGGTCGCCTCCTATTAACCTAAGTAAACTATAATTACTGCAACTGTGTAAGGGGCCACCTGAACAGAGGTCATACTCTGGACTGCACCGCTGGTGCTATCTAGAGTTTGCCAAAAGGTATTAATCAGTTCTGCTAATGTCCCTGTGGTACCGCTGTCCTGTGTTCCAGAGGGGACCGTGCCCACTATAATTTTAGTTAGCGTGTTATATGCTGCCATTTTATCTCCGTTTTAACTTTTTAAAAATCTTAGGGCTTTTGGGGACAGCCCTTTATACGACCATCCCCCACCTACCCAAAAGGTGTAATCCTTACGGATTATGATGTAGTAACTGCACCATCGGCAGCTGATGAACCAAACATCCAATATGCTCCATGGCTGAAAGTAAACTCTAAAAAGTCGCCTTTCACTGCGGATGTACCAAAAATAACATTTGATACCCCCGTAGCGGCACTAGAACCTGGACCGTCATCGCCTGTGTCAACTTCAGTTTCGTTGACCTTGCCGAAAATAATAGCGCTTCCAGCGGCAATTGTGATTGCCCCTGTCGGTGTGTTTTCTTCAACCCAGAATTTGTAGTTTGTGCCTTCTGCTGCTCCCGTAGCTGTTGGTAGCGTAATTGAATACGCTCCACCAGCGGAATCGAGCAAGAAGCCTTTTCCACTATCTTCTACTGCTGTTAAAGTCACGGCTGCTGTTATCCTCTGATATGGTGCTAAATACCCACCAGCTCCACTGTTCTGTTCAATATATGCAGATCTCATTACCTACTCCTATACGCCTTCTAAGTTATAGAGTGCGTGAGCTTCAGGAAGAGTAACTTCCAGACCAGCTTCGGTTAGAATCATATCTTTCCGAAGGTCTTCGTCTGCGGCTTGAACATTGGTTTCGATTTGTGTGTCACGGTTTACACCATTACCAACAAGAGGTCGGTAAGCAACTTTACCCATATCAACTATGCACATCATTCCACTGGCAATGCCACGGAATAGCGGTTCCTTCACAATGTGAAGGTCGCCGTGAATAGTTTCAAGGTTCATTACTTTATGACCAAATGCTCCTTCTCTCTGCTCCAGAGGAGCATTAAGTTGGACTTGGGTGCTAGCTGTAGACACATCAAGAAATCCTGTATTACCAACTTTATTCAGTTGAGTAACAACAGGAAGACTTGCGAGAACCAATTTCTCGGCGGAACCGCCACGAGCTGGATCGAAGATTACTTCAAGATCGCCTAAGAATCTGTCGTATGTGAGTTCTGCGGCAGTCGATGAACGATAGTAGGGTGCACCAGATGAATACGAAAGTGCTGAATCATCAGCGACTGGGTTCGCATTTTTTACAATGTGTCCCACAATACCTTCAGTATACTGGATGCTAGATACTCGTGCACGCTGACCAAACAGCATTGCACGCTCAATATCTACTTTATGTTCACGAAGCTTAAGAGCCCAAATTCTATCCCATTCGCTAGCGTATCCACGATAGCGGGTTGCGATAGATGTATTCGACATTTCAGCGCTAGTCTTGAAGATTTGGGTGTACCCAAAATCGTCTTCAATTTCATTAGCCCAGGCGTCTGGTGATCCTGTTCCTTCTGCGAATGCCGTACCAACTACTTGGCAGGGATCATCGTCAGCAAGAACATTGTACCCGCTTACATTTGAGTTTGATACATCTATGATTCTCCCAGTAAATGTAGATGTTGCCCCAGCGTCGGTAACGGCACTGTCAACTCTTACGAGTGTCTGTGCCCAACCTGCGGCTGAATCTACAGTATTTACTGAAAAGACCATACCTTTTATCAGCCAGTCAATACTAGCTGATGAACCGTCATCAACAACAAAAGCGTAAGCTGTTCCAGCACTAACCGCAGAACCGCCATTCACAGCAGCACCAAGACTAAAGTTTCTGCTTGACCAGTCAACCTTTGATCGGTTTTCTAGAAAGCGGAAAATTGGATCGTCCGTAGCTGCTTTTGATACCTTAGAAAGGTATACAAAAAATGGTGATTCTTCAGGTGATAGTTCTGCAACCCGATCAGAGAAATCGTATAATCGTCTTTGATCAGGTGCTTGTCCCACACCAGCGGAAGCTGCTGCTTCAGTTACATTGCTCGAAAGCATTGTACCTATTTTGTAAGCCATTATGTCTCCTTAATTTGGAAAATAACCTCTTATATTATGGGAGTCTGCCTTGTCTAGAGGCTGACAGAACACGGTCAAACACTTTATCGTCATCAGTGACGACTTGAGCTGGCTGACCTTGCAACACTCCCGCTGACTGCGGTACCTGTTGCACTGCCTTCACAGCATCAATTGATGTTTGCCCACGAGCTGGAGCTCCATGGACATCCTTCCATAATTTTACGAGGTTTCCTAACCCCACCGCCTCTTTTGGCTGCGCCGACCATTCTAAAAACTGAGAGACTTGATTGTCATTCATATTGTGTTTAGATCGTAGCTCATTAACGGTAGCGTTTAGGAATTGTCGTTGTTGCGTATTGGCCTCACGCTGTGCGAACTCACTCCGAATTTGATTCACAGCAGACCCAACGGTCTCCTGCTCTTTCGTAACTCGGTGCTTATACGACGGCGAATCTGGCTTGTAATACGCATCCCAAGGGTTAAAGTCGTTCTCGTCCAGTTGAGCTGTTTGCTCTGATCCACCATTCGGATTTGCAATTTTTTCTTGCAATACCTGAACTAAATCTGGACGACTTTCAAGAAGGTCTCCAATAGGCTCCAATTTTTTCAGTCGATCAACCTCTGATTGAGATCTATCGTACATTGATTGAAACTTTTTTGTTTCCCCTTCCCAGTCTGGTCCTTGTTCAGGCACCATTTCAGCAACCCCCGCTTGTTGAGCGGCTGATTCCTGATAGGACTCCTGTTCTAATGATGTGTCCTGTTCGGCGACAGTATTTTTGATTAACTCGGATTCGTTTGACATTTGTCTTAAACTCCTTCTAAGATATCTCTATGCTTTTAGAGCTTGACCGAGGCGATCTGCTTCACGCCTCAATCTCTCTGCTTCGAGCTTTACCTTGTTTTGCATTTTGTTGGATTCAACCCTTCTATCCGCTTTGGCATCTGAAGATATTTCGGAAAGCCTTGTTTTCAGTTTTTCAACTTCTACACGCTTTCTGTCACTTACAGATTCCCTTCGGGCAGTTTGCAAGTCCCCTTGCAAATCTTTCACCTGGCCTTGAAGACCCTGTACTTGTTGTACTAATTGCTGTTTTTCATCCATTCTAGATAAGATTCCTTCCTTGTCGAAAATCTCTGGATTTTTCTTAAGCACTTCTATTCTGTCTACAATACCCAACTGATAGGCTTCTAGGTATACACCTAATTCTGCCCACTTGCTCGTTGGTAATGTAGAGCCAGGTTCAATTCTTATATCGTGCTGATCAAGCTTATAACGATCTTTGGCAATATCTAATATTGGCTCTGTTTTGTCGTCATACAGATTGACAGTCGCTTCCTTTAAATTATTATTTGGCTGAGCAATTCTGAACATTTTCTGAAATGTGTAATGCCCTTTTGCGTAATTATATAAAACTTTACCAAGTTTGTTTATGCTGAACTCAATGTCTCTCAACTTGGATTTTGGTCTTTCCTGACCTAGGGCCATCATTCTTTCTGTTCCCCTCACCGTCTCTGGGGCTTTTTCAGCAAACCCGTGCATCATTTCTGGCAATCCAAAAATGAAGTCTATGTAAAACTCACACTGCTGAATTAGTTTATAGAACTCTCCAGCTAATGGCTGTGGGGCTGGAAAGTGTGGTTCTCCTTGAGATGAATCAACCTCAATAACCGCATTTGGGTTAGCCCAGTCCTTTTCAAGTTGGTTTAAATCTTCTACGCTTCCCAAAGGTACAAGCAGTTTTAACCCTGCGGACGCCTGTGCGTGAGATATGGCAAGCGACCAGACTTTGTTTAATAACCTTTGCATGGGCCTCGCTCTAGATACATCCGATTTTGGGTACGGGCTTTCCGTCCATACATTAGGCAATGGGATTATTGGATAAACATCTGTATTTAACACAGACTCGTATAAAACAACCTCCCCTATAGTAGCACATACCTTAACCCTGTTTTGAGGTACCTCTACAATTTGGACAACGCCGTTTTCAATTAAATCAGAGCTTTCTTCCATATACCTTTGGATATCAGCATCGTTAAAAATATACTCCTGACCAGTAGAAGTGTCAAGCACCCTGTAAAAGGGAACCTTGGTCTTATAATATCTTTCTAAAACCTGGTACTTTCTAAACTCAAACTGATCTAAATATTGAGTTTCAGACGGAGTAAATACCTGCATTGAATTTTTGTTTCTTGCCGTCGGATAGTCTTCTTCTCTATATGCCGACAGGCTATCAATCAATGGTTTTATCTCTTCACCAGTTTCTGGGTCTTCATCTACCCCAAGTTCGGGATAAAGGGCGACGACTTGCTCGCCTGTTAATATCGTAGACAATATGATGCTCTCGGCGTCCGCAAACCAACGATCTCTCGAAGATGGCGGAACATATACCCTGAATGGATTAACATTGGTAAACTTGACATCGCCCCTCCCAAAATCTGCTTCGGTATCAATATATACATAAAGATATCCCAGTCCAGAGATGGCGTAGTCGTGTATTGCCTGCTTCATTTGAGCGTCTCCAGTAGAAATATCCCATACAAATCCAAGTATAGTCCTCCAAATACTGGATATTTGAACATCAGAGTCTTCCCTCGGGGTGATAGTGAAGGTAGGTGGTCTAGATGTTAGTGTAGCCTTTAGTTTCTCAACAGCAGGAGAGATTCTGTCCATCGGGACATCTGCCTGGTTCCTGCTTTTTAATTCATCTGATTCGCTAGAAGTAAAATGATTCCCAAGATAAAAATCAACATCTTTACGAGCTTCACTGTCCCAGTCGGCTCTAGCATCACGCCAGCGACGATATAAGTCCTGATTATACTCGGCCCTTGGGTCCATTTCCATATAATTATACTCTCATTGATTCTCTAGCTTGATTGCTCAAGGCTTCAAGCTGATCGTTTGTAACAACACTTATCTCGTCTTTCTCAACCTCATATGGGTCAATTATCCCAGCGTCTACCATAGCATCATAAGGCGCCCATTGTTGTTTTGACTTATACTTTGGGGCCATCCATTTGTACATATCTGGTCCATGCTCTACATAAGATGCATATTCATACTGATCCATATCTAGCTGTTCCATTGCTGGTTGATGGTATGTCTGGTCTCCTCCTGGAAGTGGCGCTTCCTGCGGTCCGCTCTCTGGCCCAGACATTGGTGGCTCTACCTCTCCGCCTTGCTGATACCCGTCTGCATATCCGCCACCTTGCATACCAATTGCCTGTTGAACCTGTTGTGCCCGTTGCATTTGTTGTATTGCAGCCATCGCCATTAAAGACTTTATTTCGTCGCCACTCTTAGACTTTTCTCCGAATATGGACAAAACATCTTTGACCACCTGTCCGCCATTTTGATAATTCATAACCTCTCCTCCGTTTTGATATCCATATGTATTTTGTATGTATTCCCCCCAGTCTGGAGCCGCTCCAGCGCCTTTTAATTTGGCTAGTAGTTCTCTTACAGCATAATGCCTAGCTGGGGCAGCGAAGGTTTCTGTTTCTCGTCGTTTGGCCTGTTCTAATGGATTAGATTGCTCCCATAATTCTTTTTGTTTGGCAACCGATAAGACCCCCTCCCTTTCTGGCGCCCCCATCCCAGGGACAGCCCACTCGCCGTACCCACCTGTCAACTCGTCAAAAGCCTCTTTACGGGCATCAATAGGTCCTTTGCCTCTAATTATTGACCTGAAAAATTCAGCTTTTGTAGACGGATCTCCAGCCTCTCTAGCCTCCTCTTTTAACCTTGCAGACTCAGGTCCCATAAGAGCGTTGACTGCATCTTCTATCGACCTATATCCCCGTCCAACCGACGGACCCTCATCAAATGTTGCAAATAAATAATCTTCTACTGTAGTCTTGCCTAGCCCTTCGGCGGTTCCCCTATATCCAGATTCTTTCATTCCTGGGATCACCGAATAAAGAGCCTCTCGTTCACCAATATCTTTTGTTGTCTTAGCGTATGCTTCCTCTGTGGGGGCTATTCCGCCAGTTAATGCCGAAACATATGGTTCTTTTTTTGCGGCGAGGCCTTGTCTCGCCTTTTCCATAGCCGCATCAATTTGAGATTGTGTGGCAGATTGACCGTTTATTGTAGCATTAGAGAGAATTTCACTCTCCTGTTCCACCATCTTTTGCTGAGACGGACCAGAAACTTCTGGGTTTTCTGCTGGTGGTATATTGTATTCTCCTTCTCCCATCATTTGACCCATCGCCGCTTCAGAGGTATTAGAAAGATTGGCAAGCTTTTTCTCTAACCATCCTCCTTTTGGCACGGTACCTGCACCTTGCATCTGTGCTAATTGTTCTTCTTCGGTTCTTAGAAACGGATTTCTTACGCCAGTTTCCTCTCCCATCGTTTTAGCCCTTGCCCAATTTTCTTTTTGTCCCTTAATAAAATTTCCGAGCATACCGACAAGACCACCTTTTTGATATCCCATAGGGGACTTGGCGTTTTCTAACAGCGCTGTATCGCTAAGTCTGTCTATGTTGTTTAGCATCTGTAATTTTTCTGGACCAATCTTATCCGCAGCGTCTTTTCTAATGACAAATTCGCCTGGAGTAAGCATCGCAGGTACAGTATCAGTGCTTTGACCTCTCACATCTCCTCCGTCAGCCATTCCTTGAAATTTTTCATCCCAATATTTAGATTTTTCCTCATATTGCTCTTTTTTGCCAGCCCAATGTGCTTGTAACCATAAATCTTTTGCATCTCCGCTCTCCAGCGCTCCCATTATCATTTCTCTCTTCGCTCTTGGGTTTTCTGCAAAGTTTGCTAATAATAGTTCCTCCTGCTGCTCTCTATTTAATGTAGTTGCATCATCGGACTCTTTTGCAGCAGAAATCCACTCGGGGATTCTTTTACCTGATGCTGTATAAATATTTTTAGTCCTTTGTAGGGCTGTCTGAAAGGCCCCAGAACCTTTTTTTGTTTCAAACTGAAAATATCCACGACCTGGGCCACCCTCCGATTGAGGGACATTCATATCATCAGACTCTATCATTGCAATTTGGCTTGCAAGACCACCAATCTGATCAGGAGAGGCTTTATACTTATCGGCAAACCATCTTTTAATAAAACCTGGCTCTACCTTGCCTCCATCTTGATAGTTTCTATAGTATGTCATTTTCCACTAAATCTTTAGGTATATCCAACTTTTTGTATTAAATTCAAAAAACGGCTACCGTGCGTTTTTATGATAAAGGGTCTCACACGACACAAAAATAAAACCGCCAATCGCTGTCTTCTAAACCCCCAGAGCCAGTAGTCTAAGCTTTCTTCTGGGGGTTTCTGTTAAATTAACCCGTCTAATATAAACGAGTTAATGAAAATACCAAACCTTATTTATTAAATTTTTGCGCCAGTAATCCAGTTGTATACTTTGTTCATTGGACGGCTGTTCAAAGTCTCAAGTTCAGCGTCAAGTTCGTCCATTTTCATTTTTTTGCTCCTTGGAGGTCTGGCATAGTAATCTGCGTAATAGAGCGCATCGAGAATATCATCATGTCTTGGCTTCGGATGTTCAAACACTTCATCCACCAATTCAGTCATTTCTTCTCTAACATATAATTTTTTACTGTTTATCATTGGACCAAGCGAGGTTTCAAGCCTGTCTTGCTTTTTTATACCTGGCGGAGGCTTAACCCCTTTGAATATCCCAGGCATCAGCCTTCTTTCGGTTGCCGACAGTCTAGTGACCATATCCCTGACCATTTCCTGTGCAGCCACCGTTTCAATCGTCACTCGCTTAACTGGGTGATATTTCTTTGTCATTTCTATAATTTTAAGCGGAACATCAAAAGTTGGTATCCTTTCTCTGAAATATTCCAAAACATACCGATTATTGTTTGAATCAACGGCAATAACCAGAATAACCTGATAATCCGAGGTTGCTGATGCGGTTGCGGCTAGATCAACGCCGATATATACATTAACTGGAATTGCATTGTCCCTGTCTGCAATATACCCAAATTTGTTTTCACACTTGTATTCATACGCATGATGCTGTATGCGGTCAATCTTGAATGCCGCAGATCCTATATCTCTAGCATCATTCATATACTCCTGAGCAAACTTGTTTACAAGACCAGCTCCGATAAACTCTTTTTTCTTCGTTTTCAACTTTGCAAGAGGAAACTGGTCTGACCAAGCTGGCTTTCCGTCCATGATGGCTCTCATAAAGGTCAAGTCCCAAGTATAGCTTGTCCCGTTTTTCTTTGCTTTGTTATATCCGTCGCATATCATCTGTAAAAAACTGTCAAAGTGTACAATAGTCCCAGAAAGCCATATCCAGCCTTCATTACCTGGTGTTTCCTCTAAAGCAGGATAAACCGTCGAAACTACCCACTTTTTGATCTCCGCTCTTCTTTCTGGTGTTTTTGTGTTCAATTCAGACTCAAAGTCGTCTAAAATGATGCCAGTATACCTTACATCCACCTCTGCACGGCCCCTCAGCCTTTGATTGGTACCCTTTGCTATGATTCTGTCCCCTTTTGCAGTAACTAAATCTTTTTCTGTCCACCTTTTGCCAATGCTACCGCCATCAAGGTTTCCGAAATAATATTTGATCATCTTGTTCTCTTCAAAGTGCTGGCGAATATATTTGATGTGATCAATGGACTGCCCCTGTTCTTCGGACACCCAAGCGAAGAAATGCTGCTCATCTTCTCCAGAAAAGCAAAATTTGTGCATAATTGCTGCTTTTGCCAGAATTGACTTACCAAACCCACGGGGAAGTATATTACAGATCCTTTGCCCAGGAGAGGTGGATATCAACTTTTCGGCAACGGTATGGTGAAATGGTGGGGATTTGCTCTTTTTCAAAAAATCTTTCGGTAAAAACGCCCTCCCAAAGAAAATAAGGTCTTTATACGCCCTTTGTAGAACCTCGTCCTTTTCAGCCATTACAGCTGGCGGCATAGTTATATTGAAGTCAGCCTTTTTTGTGTGCACCTTTTTTCCAACTTGTTCGTATGACATAATTAATTTTTCCCCATTTCTGTTTCTTTGGATAACTCGGATAGTACAACCTGTTTACACTTACGAGCAGTTTCTGCAAGGCAGTTTTTCCTTTCCATATGTGGGAAAATCGTCATAATAAGTAATTGAACCAGCATCAACGACATCTTTATAATATTTAGTGTCATAACAACGACGGCACGAAGGACAAAACTTAATCGTTTTATCGGTGATTTTTCCATCCCAAGTTGAGTCTTCTCTGCTTTCTACCTTGGACCCACTACTTATCACCTGCTCCAATATCGTTTTTGTCTTTAAGCTCTGGGTTTTTTTCAAACTCCTTCAACCTTTCCTTAGTGAATCCAGTGAATGTCTGTCCGAGCACTGAAAGTGTCTGTGTTTTTTCCTTTGGCATCATGCCTCTCAGTTCGGCAGCAAGCTTAAGATAGTTGAATTTCACCGAACCTCTCTCCGCACCGATGCTTTCAAACATCTCTTCAAGTATAAAATCCTCTGTTAGGTTAAGTTTGTCCATTTTATCTGCTAATTTTTCATCCACAATCTTTTTTATCCTTTTCTGTTTAAGCAGCCAGGTTGACCTTTCCCTGGCGTATTCAACATTGTTTGTTTTAAAGAGGTGCATATAGGCCACTTCTTTAGGTACATAGCCAAAAATCAGGTTCACAAACATAATTTCCATCTCATTGGGGACCTCTCTGTCACTATCGTCCCATGGATATTTTTTGGAAAAGCTATAAACTGTCTTGTGTGGTTCACCTGAAATAGGGTTATTACCTTTATACGGTCTAAATTGACCAAGGGGAGTGCGTATATAGGGAGAACTCTTCCCAATTCTTCCTTTTTTGACCACCTGGCTCATTACGCCATTGCGAGCCTCTACCCAATCTCCCTCTTTTGCGGTCCCCGCATCTGAAATACTTGCATTTTTATGGACTTTTAGCAAATCTGCCTTATTTTTGTAGACATAATGGATTTTTCCCTTAATTTTCCTATGGAACACGGGGTCAGCGCACCCGACCTCATGATCATTGTAATGATCTAACTCTATATCCCCCCGACTAACCCCTGTTTCCATCTACCTCGTCTCCCCATACAAAACATTTACCTTTCTGTATTTCGATTGTTTCAACTTGGAAGTTCCCATTGCTGTGCCATGTGATAATTCCAAATGCATGATTCCAATTATGTAGTCTGCCTTTCAGCCATTTGTTTTTTTCGGCAGACATATTCTTAAGGCACCCAAGACTCCAAGCACCGATAGTACCGCTATCCAACTTAGTAAGAGAATGGCGCTGTATATCATGAACATGACCATAAAGGATGTTGCTGCCATAAGCCTCAAGATGTTTTTTAGCGTGGTATACCGTTGCATAGGCGCCATGTATAAAGTTTAACTTACCTAACTTTAGGGGTTTGTTATAACCGTAAAAGTGATATCCCCGTTTTTTTAGGTTACAGCTCTCTTTAAAGGCAAAATGCCCCATATAGGGGTATCTTTCTACGAATCGATTGGTCCAATCGTCGTGATTGCCCTCAAGCATATACCTATTCGTACATTTTACTTTATCCAGGGCCTTATCGAACAGATCTAGACCCATGTTGACATCATCGATGTCTTTTTCGATTATCGGTATCTGATATTCCAGAGGTGGTTGTTTCTTACCTTTCCACTTCCACGCTGAAACTGACTCCCATTCGCCGACATCACCGAGATTTACGAAAGAATCAGGTCTTACGATCTCGATTGCGGCTAGAACGCAGTTTACGGCGGGGGCATCGTGGAGAGGAAAGTGCTGATCTGGAACAACAATTGCAAGTTTAGGCTTCGGCCTCATGTGGTATGTGGTATCCTGTGACTAAAAGAGGTATCTCTATGTTTCTAATGGTGTCCAGAAGTTCTTCTAAGACTTCTGGGTCGCCACTTTTTTCAAATATAAAGGCCACTCTTTTTAGTTCAATCAGGCTTTCACCCAGACTTTGTTCCGTTGGTAGTGGATTTTCCACCATTTTTATCCTGTTTGGCATTTTTCTTTTCAGCATCCTGATCTTCAAGGGATTTAGATGGCAGTTGCCTGGAAAGCTGACTCTCATAAGTACTTCTTGCTACTTCCAAAAAGTGTGCTTCCTTACGAAATTCACTTATCTTTCCATTTAACTCGTTAATGACGACAACAGCAGTCCGTGCATCGGCACTTAGACTGTCTATATCGTATCTTTTACCATCTACTTCTATCGTTTGTATATCCTGGCTTGGCATTAATTTGTCTCCATTTATTGGTTTTCGAAGTTAGTTCTTAAATAGTGGGCGGGGCAACAGGGAATTTCTTTTTTTTAATTTTTTTTGTTTTGCAAGGTATAAAGCTATCTTTTCCCTACTATAGTATATACTATATAGTAATAACTATAGTATACTATTGTAAATACAAGATAGTTAATACTATAATAATATTATATACTATATAAGAAGATTTAATACTATAATAATATTATATACTATATAAGAAGATTTAATACAATAACCAAGATAACTATATTTCTTTCTCTTTTTGGTTACTTTTTCTCTTTCTTTTTTTTTTTACAAACCGAATAACATCAAATTTTTAGAAAAAAATTATATTTAACAGACTTTTTAAACAATTCCACAAAATCGCCAAAAATCTAAAGGCGAAGGTTGGCTTTTGCTTTACAACTTTTTCATAGTTGCTGTCAAGGTACAGCAAGAACACCACCCTTACGCTACCTTAAGGTACTGTCAACGCCGTATAAGACACCCATTCTAAGGCTTCTTAAACGGCGTACCTTAACTTTTTAACCCACTTCTAAAATTTTTACAAAAAATATATGTGATTGTGTCTGTAGCTCTTTCTTTTATTGGGTGGGCGGGTTCAATTGGGTTTTGTGAAATGCTTTTGGTGTTGAAAAAGTCATTCCCGTTTTGGTTGGCGTTCAATGTTCGATCCGCTCCCCGCTCACTTGCTCCGCTCAAAACTTGCTCCGCTCACTGGCTCACTGTATGCGTTGATGAGATCCAGTCTCAATAGTAGTAATAATATAATGGGTACTCAAATCGGCTAAATACGGGCGTTTGTTGATCTAGGCGGGTCTATGTCTGCCTATTCCAGGAAACCAGGGATTTGACCCCATATAGAGGCTTCTGGACCTATTCCCTTGATCCTACCTATTAAATCTATAATTATGTCGATTTACCCCAACACCCCATAAACAATTAATTGTAAATAAATGAAATACTTGGGAACTTTTACCCTTATATTCTATATAGTAATTAGATGAACAAACAAACAACAAAGGGGAACAAAATGCATATAGTAAGTGAAACAACACGACCAAACGGAGTAAAAGTAACACTCGGTCTGCACGAAGAAAACGGATCAGCTGATTATATAGTGAAGAGTTCTGATAGTTTTGATACTCGATATTATAGTAATTATAGCAGTGCAGTAGATCGATTTAATGAATTAGTCAAAACAGCAAACGCCGAAGGGAAACAATAACCAATGAAACAAAAAACAACAGTAAAAGACTTGGAGAGAAAGATTGAAGAGCTAAACAGATGGACAGGATCGGACTTGTATATCTTGGGTGGTGCTTATGGTGGGTACAGATTAGAAAAACAAGTAAAACAAGGCGGGATAATTGATGTGCTTAGAATTGGGTATGTACCGAAAAGAGAATTATATAGCCATTTATTTACATTAATAGAGGGAATTATAATAGGCATAAGACAACAAATAGCCGAAGAGGTGTAAAATGAAACATATACAAATAATAATAAGAAACGATAAAAACGAAGACTTGTACGATGACACAACAAAAGGAATAGAGCAAGACATTATAGATTTACACGGCTCAGATTACACAGACTGTACAGACGAAGAGAAGAAACAATGGATAAAAGACAACCTAAAAGAAGAAATAAACGATGAAATAGACAGGATTTTCGGTGTTTTTTATTTAGAAGTTAAGGAGGTGTAAAATGAATAAATCAAAAGCTATTTTAACAATTGGTTCAGGATTGAGCCAAACTTCAAAAATGCCTTGCTATTCCTTCAATTTATCGGCTATGCACTGTAAAACAGGATCAAAGCTTGCTAAGATAAAAGGGTCGGTCTGTGATGGCTGTTACGCTTTAAAAGGCAATTACGCAAGATATAAACACCCCCTTAAAATGATGCCGAAAACAGATAAAATTAAACATCCTTTTTGGGTTCCTTCAATGGTATATTTAATTAACCACCAAGGCAACCAAAGAGATAAAGGCTATTTTAGATGGCACGACTCAGGGGATATTCAAAGTTTAGATCATTTGAAAAAGATTGTGGAGATCTGTAAACAAACTCCAAACGTTAAACATTGGTTACCTACAAGGGAATATAAAATAGTGCGGGAATTTCTTTTTTGGGAATTTTTCCCCGATAATCTAACTGTCAGGTTATCCGCTCATATGATCGATAAATTGCCCCCAAAAATGCGGGGTGCGTTTGGATCCACAGTTACCAAAGATAAAGCCCCATTAGGGCTAAATTGCCCCGCAAATACCCAAAATGGGCAATGCTTAGATTGTCGGGCCTGTTGGGATAAAACAAAAAAGGTGATTTCATACAATTACCATTAAACATAAATAAAATGCCTTGACGGTTTTCGGTGGGTTCGATTCCCACCCAAGGCACTCACTTAAAAAGGGACAAAAAACCAGATCCTGCGGCGGGGCCAGTACGCCCTGGAATCCAGGGAGAAGTGCGAAGGTGAGAAATGAAAAAAAACAACAAAGGAGAAATAAAATGAATAAAATAACAATAAGCACTTATTGGGATCTAGTCGGTGAAGACTTAGAAAACCTGATTAAATGGCTACACCAAGCACCAATGACGACAAGCAACCATTACGGAAGGTATATACCTATTTTACAGGATCTAAAGCCCTTGGTAGGGTTGGGTATGGCTAAGGCGTTAATGATCAAAGCAGGTGCGAATAAACAAGGCGTATTAGACGCATCAAGGATTTTTTAAGGGAACTAAATGAAAAGGAATGCGTGTAAGTAGTATGAATAATAATATCAAACAGGAGAAAATAATGGAATACACTAAAGAGGTCGTAAATCAATATTTT